AAATCCTTGCTCAGAGATTATCCTCAGACCCAACCAGTTTTGTAACTTGTCAGAAGTTGTTGTCAGGGCTGATGACACATACGACACTCTGCGAAGGAAAGTACGAATTGCGAGTATCCTTGGAACTCTCCAAGCTACCCTCACAGACTTTCGATACCTACGGAGAAAATGGAAGGAAAATACGGAAGAGGAAGCTCTTCTGGGAGTGAGCATGACAGGCATACTCGACCACCCTGTCTTGGCTATGAAGTCTGATGGTGAGCTATGGTTTGACAACGGTAAGCGTAGAGATTTGTCAGAGATACTAGAGGAGCTGAAGAATGAATCTATCGCAACGAATAAAGAATGGGCTAAGAAGTTGGGCATCAACCAAAGCTGTGCAATTACGTGCGTTAAGCCGTCAGGTACAGTCTCGCAGTTGGTGGACAGCGCTAGTGGAATACATGGAAGGTTTAGCCCTTATTATATTCGCCGTGTTCGTGCTGATGCTCGTGACCCACTTTGTGGGGTCTTAGAGGCCGCAGGGGTCCCTGTAGAGAACGATAACCTATCACCCTCTACCAAGGTATTCTCCTTCGTTAAGAAGGCTCCTGAGGGCGCTGTGATAGCTTCAGATCAAACAGGACTAGAGCAGCTTGAATTGTGGACTATGTATCAGGAGCATTGGTGTGAGCATAAGCCGTCTATCACAGTGTATTATAGAGACAGTGAATACCTTGCTATTGGTAACTGGCTATACAATAATTTTGATAGTGTTAGTGGCGTTAGCTTTTTGCCATATTCCGATCATACTTATGAGCAAGCACCATATGAAACAATTACGGAAGAGCAATACAACGAGCTAGTCAAAGCAATGCCTGACAGTATTGGTTGGGACTTGAATGAGTCTAGTGATGTGACTGAAGGGTCACAGGAGTTAGCTTGTGTTGGTGGGGCTTGTGAAATAGCCTAATAAAACTAAGGGGCCTTAAGTGGCCCCTTTTGTTAATTACCTTTCAACATTCCTTGGTTCCTTTCGGAATCATATTGTCCAGTAACAATACCAAGTTCAGCAGCTCTACCAGCAACATCAAAGTAATCTCTAGCTCGAACAGGTGCTTGATATTCTCCTATAACTCTTTTATTATAAGCCAAAGGGTTTTCACCTTTGTTTCTAGGTATTCCACTAATTTGCTCTAAACGAGCAGCTGCTTCCTCTTGGCCTTTCTTATAGTCGTCCTTGGATCTTGAACGAGCCCGTGTAGAGTCGTATGTTTTCTTTCCTATATTGGTGACTTGTGTCGGAACAACCGTAACTAACCCATGACCACCTGCTGGATCTAACCCAAACATGTCATGACCATCAGAAATTGTTGTGTACATCTTGCCACTATCAAAGTCAAAAGAAACAGTATCTCTAACACCACCTAAAGCTTTTGCTGAGGAGTAGTGGGCTGTAGATAAATGAATAGGGCCGTCAAAGTCTTTTATATCTGCTATAGTATCAGAGTTTAACCTATTTCCGTTACTATCAACAACTCGGGTTTTGTTTGCCCCCAGTCTTTCCCATTCTGACAGGTAAAAAATCTCCTTATCAGTAAGGTCTTTCCCGTTCTGCTCCTTAAGCCTTGCTTTAAGTATTGTCTTAAGTGTATCCGCAGAGTCGGTGCTAATGTCTTTTTTACTTGGTTTCGGCAACTCTGCTTTGGAGACAACACCTGTCATTCTTTCTGTTTGAACACGCTTGCCTACTTTATCTTTGTTCTTCCAAGCGGATTCAATCTGTCTTATTAAGTTTTTATTCAAAGAACCTGCAACTTGAGCTATCTCCACACGATCTTGATTTGTTAGCTCTATGTTTTTATCCTTAAACAAGCTCTTTTTATAGTTTAAATAAGTTTGTGGTGTGTTACCTGAAAAAACCCTACCTAACAAAGAACTGACAGAACTTGTTCCGGTGGCTTCTTTACCTATAGATATTTGAGAACCTGTAGCAGCTTCCGGTCTTGATACAGCTATTTCAGTTGGGCTTGTTTTTTTAGTAATACCATGTGCCTTATAAATATCGGACATGTGAAAATTAGCAATGTCTTCCGGTATATCACCACCAGTTATCAACTGCTGCACTCTCGGTCTTTCTTTTTTAGCGTCAAGTCCAATAGCAATAAAGTTTTTGTCACCTATAGGTCCATCACTAACAAAAGTTGATCTTCTTTCATTAGAGATATCTCCACCTCTTTGTCGTGCCATGTAGTCCCCAGCAACAGCTGAGGCTTCACCTTCTTTTATATTAGCTATTTCATTTCTTCTTCTTGTACCTAAGTTTGTTTCCCTAGACGTTGCTGATCGCTGAGGACTAAACATATCATATATAGTATCAGGGACAGCCTCAAGCGCCTCACCTACAAAGGAGATACCTTGTTGCCCCTTACCTCCACCGTAGAAAGGAGTATTAAAGCCTCCAACCATAGTTTCTACGTTTTTCATTAGCTTATTAGCTGTTCTAAAAGGATAACCGATAACAGGAACCGCTCCTGCAACATTAAGACCCGCTGCTACGTTTTCAAACAACCTTGGGTTATTCCTTATGGTTGACATAGCTCGTTGACCCAAGTCACTCTCAACGGCCCTTTCCATACCATAGTCAATCAGGTCGTTAAGGGAAACACCTCCCCCTAACATCCCTGTCCCTAAAATGGAAGATGACATAATGGGTTCATCTATAAGAGCGGCTAAATCACCAACAGCGCCTGTATATTCCCCTGCTTGTTGTAGAAGAAGCTCTGGGGGAGTTATTTCGTTGGCGTTGTACTGCCTTACGTTTTCCTGTAGCCTTTCTAATCTACTAGCCATTAGATTCCTCCAGCAGCCCTAGCTTGTTGATAAGCCTCTTTACGTTGTTCAAAACGTTGTCTAGCGTCAGCTGTCCTTTCCATGTAGTCCTGCTGTAGAACCATTTGATTTACCATAGAAGCTAGTTCTTTGTCCTCAGACTCATTAATAATGAACTCTACAATACCATTACCTAAACGGTACATTTGTTCTTTGTCAAGCCTACCCTGTCTAGCTAAAGCAGCGGCTTGTTTGTCAGTCTTAAGAATGTGAGCTACAACCTTAGGATTAGTTGCCCATTTAGCCATGATGTAAGGAACACCAAGAACAATACCAGCAGTTCCTAAGGCAGCTGGGGCTGACACGGCTCCAGTGGCCACACCGACACCACCAGCACCCCCAACACCTCCTGTGATTAAACCACGGGCTGCGCTATATTCCTGCGCCCTTAGGAAGATAGACCCTAGAATACTGTCTTCCTTAACTGACACGTCAGACATAGCGTTAAACAAACGCTTAACAGTACCGTAATCCTCACCAAAGATAGCTTGTAGACGTTCAGCTTCATTACCTTTTTGTGCTTTGGCCGCTAAGTTTTTAAAGGTGGAAGCTGTAATGTTAAAGTTTTCTGAACCTGACTGTGAGAACAAGGTCCGTAAGTAACCCTCACGAATAGCTGATTTAACTTCCTGAGGAGACTTAAGAACTAACTTTTCTCTTTGCTCTTTAGGTATCTGTTTGAATGCCTCATCAATCTGTGACATCATTGCTTTAATTTTACTAACGTTTCCTGTGGTTGAAAAGATTTGACCAACAGCAGTAAACTCTTCCCTACCAGCCCTTTGAAACAAAGATTCAGTCAGCTCCGGAAGAATACCTGAACGAGCCTCAGAATACCAACTGTTAAGCTCTCTATAACGCCTAGCAAGAGAAGGATTCTTTTGACTAATAGCTAAGTTTATAGCATCCTGTACTGATTTTCTTACTTGAGTAAGCTCTCGCTCAGCAACACCATTGTATCCTTGGGATCTAAAGTTTCCTATCTCATCAATTTGCCTACCTAATCTCTTCTCTAGGTCAATTAGGTCAGCTATTTTCATTGTAGGGGCTTTGTTTAGAATATCAACATATTCACCAACAACGTCCAAAGTTTGGTCACTAAGATTAGAGAAGGCTCCACCAGCTCTTTGGTTGCTTCTAACTATACTCTGTAAAGACTTTTGAATACTTCCCGTAGGAACAACCGCTGACAGTTCGGGACGAAGATTGGATAAACCTTCCTCATATTTATTTGACAAACCTTTTTTGGCAGCTAGTACTATATCATTAAGCTGTTCACCTAAAGCATCCGCAGAAACTTGAGACCCTAAGCCCTGACGTGAATACTTATTAAGTAAACCTGTAATCTCCTCGTCAATAACTTGGTTTATGTTGTCAAGGTTTTGTTTTAGTTTACCGCTGCCAAACAACGAGAAACCACCTAAGCGTGTACTTAAGCGAGCCATAGCTGTGTCAGCACCTGCTTGGGTAGGTGTTAAGGTAGCCTGTACACCCGTTCCACCGCCTACAGTACGTTCTCTCTGAAGTATTTCCTGAGTTTGTTGTAGTGACTCTCTTGTGCCAGCTATAGGTACAATTTCTTGTTGTATGACCCTATTTACTTCCGACTCAACAATTTCATCAGTAGCTCCTTTGCTTCTTAAGTTTTTAACAAAGGATTTTAAGGCCGGTATCTTGGAACCAACAACAGGAACAGCAATGTCAAGACCAAAGGACATTAAGGAATCCTCAATGATCTTATCAGCGTTTAGTTCTTCCCCTAGGAACATTGACTCTAAATAACCACCTAGAGCTGTACCAGCGGCTCCTGCGGCAGCTGCTACGGGTATTTGTACAGCGGGGGAAAAAGGAGCAGTAAGCGCACCAGCGCCTACAGCTGCCAAAGTACCTACAGTTTCCTGAGTAGCCCCTAGAAGCTCTCTACCAACTTCCCCAAAGGAAGGATACTGAAAGCCTTGACCCATGCTTTGCTTAGCCCTTGCTTCCCTAAGGCTTGTAGCACCTGTGGAAACTGGGGTTACATCAGGAAAAGCTTGGGAAAAGGCTTGAGCAATAACGTCCTCTGAAGGTGGTTGGTCTCCAGAGAACTCTAAAGTTCTACCTTGGTTGTCTGTAATTTCATAAGTAGGCATTAATTACCCCTTGACTTTAACGCTGTAGTTTCCAACCTGAAAGGATTGACCTTCGGATTCTTTATTAAGCAATTCTTCATAGTCAAGCAAAAGACCTTCTTCTCTAATACGCTGTCTGTATTCAACAGCAGAATCGGAATCCGACATAATCTCAGCTTTGCGTTTCAGCAGCTCAGCCCTACGTTGCATTTCCGCTAGAATACCTAAGTTTTTATTTCTATCATTAGAGAGCTGGGGTGATTGTTCCACTGCCCACTCTCTTTCACCTTCAGAAATAGCACCAGAAAACCCCTGTAATGTGTTCATTACTTGGTCAGCTATGATTTTTGACGCCTCAGCGTCCGTTGTTGGGCGTTTACCAAAGAAGTTAAAAAAAGCTTGACGAGCCTGAGCCGTGAGCTTTCCTTCAGGTAATTGTTCAAGTATTGTCTTTGCTCTTTTAATCTGATTTAGACTATAGAGTACTTCAGGTAAACCAACAATAGCGTCAGTTTGATGACCAACCCACTCTTGTCCACGGGATTGTGCAATAGCTGCTCCTGTTTTACCTGCTCTTTCTTCCTCAGCTGTTTCCCCAAGTTCCCCTATACGTTTAAATTCAGGGCCTAATTTGTTAACCTGTTCTCCTGTAGCTTGGTTAACATACACAATCTCAGTACTACCGTCAGAATAGGTCAACTGTTGAGCAGCATATTCATTTTTGTCATTATCCCGATACAAACCCCTGTCCTTTGGAGAACCTTTAAGTTCTTTATCGCCTTTAGGACCTTTAGATAGAATTTTTAAACCTTCAGCGTAAGCTTCAGGATCACCACCAATAATTAAAGTTGACAACGAAGTATAACCCTGAGCCCTTAGTTTGTCTGCCATTGAACGTCTTAAGGTTTCTTTGCGTTTCTGTTCGTTTTGAGCATTAACAAAGTCCGTCTGGAATGACTCAAGCTGAGCCATACCTGCCTTCTTCTTCTCCTCAGCAGCCGCAAGCAACTGAGTACCCTGAATAGGGTCAATCTCCATTACAGCCTGAGCTAACTGAACCATGCCTTCATAACTTGAGGGGTCTTTGATAGCGCCTATGGAGCTTTTGAGCTGCTCCTGTTGTATAGCAGCAGGACTACGCATATCAACACCAAACATACCACCTAAGGCTTGACTCATAGCTCCTGAAGTCGTTACAGGCTGAGGAGGTTCACCAAGTGTCCTCTGTAATTGTTGCATTGGTTGTTGTCCGAAGTTTCTCAGACCAGACAACAAACCTTCCGAAAACCTAAGAGCCATTATTGACCTCCAAAGATTGAATCAAACAACCCACCAACTTTAGACAAACCAGTGTTAATTAAACCACCAAGTAAATTAGTAGTTCCTGATTGTCCTTGTTGAGCCGCTTGTGCTGCTTGTTGTTGTGCTATTAGATTAGCAATAGCGTTGGTGTAGTTACTGGTCAGGTTAGCCCTTCCTAGTTCTGTTTTCATAAGGGCATCCAAACCAGCCATACCAGCTTCAGTTTGCAGATTAGTTCCATAACGTCTACCAATGTCAGCCAACCCAGCAACTTGAGTTCCTGCACCAAGAACATTTAGCTGTTGTGCTTGCGGCACGTACGCGCTTGTCAACATACCTTGACCTAACTTGGCAGATTGTTCTTGTTCCGCTAGGGCTTGCTGACGAGCCATCAACGACATCTTATTCAACTGCTCTTGCTGTGCTTGGGCTAGCGCTAACTGCTCCGGTGTAGCGCCACCAAACTGAGCAGCTGATGTGCCTAATCTACCTTGAGCAGCTAGACGTTGCTCTACAGCTAAACGCTCACGTTCTCTCTCTGGTGCAGCAACAGCCTGTAGTCTATTAAAGATGTCCTGTTCGGTTTGTGCAATAGGTGCTTGAGCTTGTTGATAGAACTGACCAGCCCCTCCAAAGAGCATGTTCTGTAAAGCTTGTTCCTGCGGAGATAACGTTAGGTTGACACCCCCTTCAGGAGTAGTTAAACCTTGAGCACCTGTAGTTCCTGTAACAGTAAACGGAACAAATTTAGAACCTTGAGCAGCTTGTTCTCCTAAAGCAGTAGTTTCTCGTTGAGTTTCTCTGCCTATGTCTCTTAGTTGGCCTCTTTGATATTCATTAAGAGCAACTAGTGCACCTAAGTTAGCTAAACTAGATCCTTGAGGGGATGTAAAGTAATCACCCACTCCTCCCAAAAGGTCTGTGAAAAACCCTCCGGATTTTGGAGGATTTGCCGCTAAACCAGCAGAAACCGCAGAATTTATATCAAAATTACCACCTGAAGTATATTGGTCATAAGGTGTTGAACTCATAACCGGACTAAGATTTAAATCAATAGCCATTAGTAAGTCCCTCCATCAATAGTACCTGCTGTAAGCGTACCGGATACAGTAACAGCAGCGGCAGTGACAGTCCCTGTAAACGTAGGGGATGCTGTGTCCGCTTTACTATTGACAGCAGTTTGTATGTTAGCTAGTTCAGTATTAATCTCTGTCCCCTTCACGAGCTTGTTTGCATCACCGCTAGGCAGTGAGTCCTTAGCTGCGAAGTTGACTAATTTAGTGTAGTTGCTCATTAGATCATCCTTCCAAGTAATGCTTGAATGTTAAACTCCTGAAGTGAGAATGGTTGTCCATCCACATCAACCTCAACACCCACAGTAACTAAAGTTCCGTTACCTGTTGTATTGATAGCCTTCTTTAGAATCTCTTCGTTAGTTGACGAATACTCTGCAATGTTGTATTCACCGATGTTGTACTCTGCTGGTACAATAGTGGGTAACTGTAGGAAGTCTGTAGAGTATGACTGTGAGAAGTCATAGCCCCACTTCACTTTCACTAGCGTAGCACTACCAGCAATAACCGTTGGTATAATTTTCTTTAGTATCTTTAGACGCGTTGTGTCACCAAAGGACAATGGGTTGCTGAAGTAGCGTAACTGATACGTACCGCTGTTGTCGTTGTATCCGTTGTACTCACCAACACCATTAATGTTACCAGACAATAATGTCCCATCAGACTTCCTAGCAAAGCACGTGAACGGTGAAGCTGTCCAGCGTGTAACACGATGACTGCCGTCCTCTAACGCACCACGCATGTCAAAGCAGAAGGTTACGTCTTCAGTTGGTAGTGTGATTAAGTAGAACGCATTCTCTGGAGAGAACACAGACTTAACTCCAGCTGTATTACCTGTTACTAAGTTCATGAAGTCGTTACGCACGTTCTTACTAACGTCTCTCGTAGGCATTGACTTCTCTTGTATTGTACGTCCAAAGCTGTGTAAGCCAATGTGTGACAAAAACAACAAATCACTACCAGTGTACTGCACACTGTCACGCTCTATGCAACCAAGACCACCTATGGTGTCAGATAACTGCATTGTTGCTGGAGACTCAGCACCGCTGTAGACAACAGTTGAGTTACGCCCAAAGATAATGAGGAAGCCGTTGTATGCAGCTAACGCTACAATCTCGTCATAACCATCAGGCCATACTTTAGAGATGTTGATAGAACCACTCGTACCCCCTGACCACGCTTCGCCAATTAACAAGTCTGACCAGTAGACAGTCTGTTTCTCTCCTATAGTGTCAGCACACCACAGCCTACCGTATGCGCCAATAACTTCATTAGCTTCTGGAGGAGTGCCTACAGAGTTTGGGTGCGTTGTCATCGTAACTAAACCATTAGTGTCATCGTACACTAACGGTTCGTAGTCTCGCTGGAAGAAGTACATCTTGTTATTGAACGCAACCATCTTCCAATCATCTTCAGTGATGGTATATGCCGCTGGGGTGACGTCAGTTAGCGTAGTAGTGCCTTTAAAGATCTTGTTATTAGCAGCACTAAACACTTCTTCGTTACCACTAGCGTCTTCAAAGTAACCTATCGAAACAATCTCTGTAGAGCCTAATGGAGAAGCGTCAGTAGTAATAACGTCAAAGCCTTTACGTGCGCCTATACGTCCATACTGATCTATAACACAATTGTCAGCAACAGCAGCAAAGGACGGATCAGAAGTCAATGGAGAATCCTGAGTGTTTAGTCCCTTGAAGGCTGGTGCAGCAATTGATATGTTCTGTAGTTGCTGAGGCATATGTTAAACCGCCGTATAAACAAGTTCTTCAGGATGTTTGTAAGCATCTAAAGCAATGGCATCACTAATGGTTCTATTAGCAAAACCTAAAGCCTCTGCTGCGCTTTGGCCGCCTGACTCACCACGTTCCGTAATTGCTAAAGCTACGGCTGTGTGAATAATAGGCAGTGTAGGAATTAGTACCTCATCAGTATCAACAGATAATTCAGGTGTTCTCAAGATAGCGTTGAA